AGCGTCCAGCTGGTGTGTCCGGTTCGCGATAACTTGCGCGGTGCGTAGCCGGTATGGAAAAGGTAAAGAACATCAGCAGATTGACACCACTTGATTCCGGAAAGGTCAGTGGTTACGTAAGGCGACGGTATCTCATAGGCAAGATCGGTCGCACCGGCTGTAACAATCCATTTCCCGGCAGCGAGATCGGTTGCAAAGGCAGCGGCGGCGGTATGGGCAACTATACAGCGGTAATAACTGCCCCCATTTGTGGCCAGGGCTCCCAGCGTGTAGACCGTTCCAACTCCACCCCAGGCAGCGTAGGCGAGTTTGATCTGCCCCTGGTTGCGATAGAATCTGATATACTGATTGCCAAACTCCAGGGCATAGGCTTGTGTCGTGCTGAACTCAAACGGAATCAGTCTCGATGCAACGGCGTTTGTCTTTGTGCCGGCTATGTACTTGAAGCCAGGGCGAAAGATTGCAGGACCACGGGGATCTATAAGGAAATTCTCCATTCTATACAGAGCATTGGCGTACTTTGCGAGGTCAACTCTTCCTTCGAGCCGGTCACTCCATTCGCCCGCTGTAAAATTTGTCTGTATAAAATAGGCTGCGCCCATTACCTGCCCGCCTTTTGCCAACTGTAATTACCGTTGTCGAGTGCCTGCATGTCCTTATGGCGTGGCGGATTGCCTTCCAGGGCGTTCAGGGAGTAGGAGTCCGGAAGATGTTTTGTGTACAGTTCCTGAAGCAGCGAGGACCGGAGCGCCTTATCGTCGGCCAGTTTTCCGGCCAGCTCCGCGCCCAGGCGCATTGACAGGCAGTTGTCGAAGCTGGGACTAAATCTTGCAGTTTCCGTGATCAGCCTGATGTACCGGATGTAGATTTCCTCATCCTGGTTGGTCAGCAGTTCCGCGCCCTCTACAACCCATTCCGCGTCGGTCCCGTACAGTTCCCATACCCGAAGGCAATCCGCAGGAATGGTGTAGGCATAATCCCACTGGAAAGCCGGAGTAGCGGCAAGCTGGGCGCTGATATCCGCCCGTGACATGGCAAAGTTCCAGGGGTGAGCTGCAAGAAGTTCGTTCCGCAGGATCGGATACAGAACATTGCAGGCCCGGCCCTCTTTCGTGGAATCCGTTAGCGCCGTAATCGACAGGTTGCCTACCTTTAGCAGCGCCAGGTTGCAGATCTGGACTTCGGATACGGACATGGGCTATTCCCCCCGGACCTTCTTTGCCATCACCAGTTCGTTTTCCAATCTCGGAAGTTTCCACCGACGATCCCAGGCGGCGCCCATCGCATCCATCTCCGCACGAACATCGTCAATGCGGGCAGCATCTTCATCGGCAATCTCTTCATCCGATTTCTTCTCCGTGGCTATCTCGCCAGCGACCATCTCCGCAGCGGCGTCGTCTTCGGGTTCGCAGTGGTTGAGCAGGCCGGACAGCCAGGTACCGCGCTTTGGATGCTTACCTTTTGCCAGTTCCTTTTCCAGATCGGCCTTAGATATGGTCAGGACGCTTCCGGCCTGTCTGATATCGCCACCAAACTGAAACGTGTCATTTACGATAAATTGCGTCATATTATCTCCTCTTCATGTTGCGCGGATTAAGCGACGCGCCCCGCTATTAAAAGGTTAAGCCCTGTAGGGCGTCTGGTTTCTGGTCGTGTTGCCGGGAACGATCTCCGCATGGAATCTGCCCAGCGAACCGGTATGATTTCCCGTGGTCGTGTACAGGATCTGGAGGAATTCTTTCAGTCCGCGCGGAAGCGGAACATTCAGAAGTTCATAACCGGGTACCAGAGTTGCAATCGGGATCGCGTTTGCCGCGTCGATACCAATTCCCGTGGGCTTGTAACTCCCACCCACCGTGGCACAATCCGTCAACTCCAGGTATATTGCAGTTCCGGCAGTGGGCGTCACCTTGCAGGTAACTACCAGCCGGTCGTTGCCGTTCTCCGGTCCATGGGACAAAAGAGCGGTCCCCTTATGGTCGTACATGATGCCCAGGTCGACGGTGTTATCCGAAACAACCGTGGTAGCATTCGCCACAATTAACTGTGCATCGGAAAAGATTAACTGATCATCTCTCATTGTACTGTTCTCCTTTCTGTCTGAGATGGAGCCACTTAGGAAATGGCGTCCTCCGTGTTAAGCAGAATCTCGCGAGAGATCGGCCGGATGGGAATCTGGTTAAAATACAGGGGCGGTTCGCCGGAAAGCGCAAGGTTACCAGGCGTAAAGTAAACATTGCTCTTATCCTTCGTCCGGATCTGCATCTGGGTCAGGATGGTTTCGTTGACATAGATCCTGGTGCCGGCGCCCGTGTTCATGTTGTTCAACAGCGTGATGAGATCGTCTTCATCAAACGTGTTGTCGGCACCGGACGCTTCGATGTTTGCCACCCTGCCAATAGCGCGCGGATCGCGCACGACAAGACCGCAGCGGATGACAAAGTGATCGCGGTAAACTTCCATGAGGCCCGCTGCCAGTTCGGACGTGACCTGCCCCTTGTCCTGATGCTGTACGCCCAGCGTTGCCGCCATGTTCTTCGGGTAGATCAGGTAGGCGCTGGTCTGTCCCCAGGTGATGACATACGCGCTGGTTACATCGGAGCCGGTTCCGCTGCCGTCGATGACAAAGCGGGCGTCGAGCGTTCCCAGGCGCGGCGCAATACCGTGCATGGAGTCGGGGTTGACACCGTTGTTTCCGTACAGGATGTCGGACGCGATGGTCTGACCAAGACCTTCAATGAAGGCGTCCACTTCGCCGGACCGGAACAGGGCCGGGCTGGGCATGGAATCGACCAACGCTGCATCGACGTCGCAGTAATCTTCCAACTGCTCGATGACGTCCATGATTTCGGTCGTTCTGGACACGGACTGCGTTACCCGTGCGTTCAGTTTCCGGCGCGAACCGGTCGGCAGGGAGCCCCGACGGGTGGTTTTGTTGGTCCACACGTCATTGCTGGGCATCCAGGGCGCTTCCTGGAGGATGTTCCCCATCTTTCTATTCAGTACTTCCGCAATCGCTGCCTGATTACCGGAAGGATCTATTCTTTTGGCCTGTTCGACCATGGAATATGTGCTGGTATTAGCTGCCATTTAAGTCAACCTCCTTGTTATTTTTTCCAGGTGTTGGGGAATCGGGCTTTCGCCTTATCCTCGTCTGATAGCTCTCCCGTCCCACCACCACGACCACCATCACCAAGGCTGCTGTCAGAGATTGCCTGGCCAATCGACGCGAAAACCTTCAAAAACATCGGGTGATTACCCAGCGGAACGCCGTCAACCTTTGATTCGGTAATGAACTTACTTACCTCTTCCGAATCTCCCCCGAATTTCTTGAATGCCCGCGTGGCCAGTTCGGTGTTCACCTTGAAGGTGTCACCTTTCCACTCGTCTTTCAGCTTGTTTACCGCGGCTTCGTTCGCCTGCTGGGTCGCCTGTTCCTGCTGGGCGTGGCCGTTCTTGACCAGACCCCAATACCAGGAGTAAATCTCCTTGGCCTGGGCGTCAGGAATGCCATTCTTGAAAGCGAAGTCCTTGAACGCGGTTTCGACCTCCGGGCTGTAAGCAATGATCTCCGGTAGATCTGCTGGTTTCGTGATGCTGTACTTGTCCGCAGCTTCCGGCCTTCCTAACTTCGTGTAGAAAGCCGCTTTCTGCTCATCGGTTGCCTTTTCGCCAGGCACAACTACCATGTCCTTTTCCGCCTTAATGAGAGCATCCGCCTTTTCGTAGAACTTTACAGGTTCCGTGAATTGGTAAAATGATTCATTGTTCTTAAAGGCATCCGGGGCACTGTCCAGCCACGCAGGTCTGTCAACCGTTCCGCTTCCTCCGGCATTGCCAGAAGCGCCGCCATCGTTTGTTTCCATCCGTAATTCCTCCTTTTGGTTAATAAAAAAGGCGGCCACCCTTTCCAGGATGAAAGCCGCCTTGATTGTTTCAATAGCGATATGTTTAACTAAATTAGCCCATTGCGCTCACGCATTGTTTAAATTCTTTCAGTGTCCGGTGTAGCATCAGCCTACCACGTGCCAACTCAATTATTTCCGGGGTAATAATCGCACCCCGTCTTTGTTTAAGTATCCGTTTTATATATTGATTGCTTGCTGTAAGTCTTTCGTTAAGTTCTCTTTTTTTATACCAAACCCTAAGCTCATCTTTTTTTAGTGATCTGTACGCAGCAACAGATGCTCGCGCCTTTTCTGTTTTCCGCCATTCCCTGTTCCGTTTATTAACTGTTTCCTTATTCTTTCTGTTGGATATGATCCTTAAGACCGCGCAACATCTTTTACAATGTCCGTATAGGCCGCATTTTGTTTGTTTTGATTTCAGAAATTCACCCCGCTTTTTATATTGCGAACACTTCGGGCACCAAAAGAGATCAGGGTCGGTCGGATGCTGACGCTTAACTCTCTTGGTTGTCATTGCAGTTCCCCCAACAAAAGGTTCTTTGTCGCTTGCCCAACTTCACAACCTTTGCAATCATCAATGTGCTTTGCCTCCCCGGAATACGAAAGGCAATCGTGGCGCGTAATTAAATCGTTGTGGAATTGACATTTCACCTTGTCAACTTCGGGATCTCCAAGCATAAGGTCGATGGCGGTTGAATCATCCATGATGTTCATTTTGTCGAGGCCAACCAGGGCGCGTTTGTTTTTTGAAGCGATACCAAAGGCGCTAATGACTGCATTTATGCCCTTTATCTGCCCTTCAAACTCTCGCTGTGCCGCCGCTATTACGTCCATGTCTGGTTTTTTAACCCCTTCCATCGCCTGCATCAATCGCTTCATTCTCCTGTTACTTTCCATCAACATCTGTGTAATTTGGTTCATTTTCTTACCTCCATTGTTTGGATAGTTAAACTACCTTAATACTCTCCGTTTTCTTAATAATAACAATACTCCCCGCTTCAAACTTTACTTCCAAGGAACCGTAAAACCTGCTTTTAATCAATTCTTCCAGCAATTTAATTAACTTTTCGATTTCACTCCTCCTCGTCTTGAATTATGAGCGGCTGTTTCATAAGCCGCATCGTGAACGCTTGTACGTTTTCTCTATCCATTCCGCCGCCGCCCAGGATGGTAAGCAACCTCATGCTCCAGTTCCGCAGCACAATGGCATCCTGTGTCACCGGTTTCGGGTCGAACGTTCCGCAATCCTCCAGTATCCAGGTCAATAATGCCTGACCTGATCTGGTTGACAGCGCCGTTCGCGCGGTCTGTGTCAGTGCGACATCTTTAGGATTAAGCGGCTGCATTTGCCGCACCTCCACCGGCCAGGACATCAGAAAGGGACGCAGACAACTTGCCGCCCGTGTTTTTATCGGCTTCCGTTGCCGTCTTCAGGCCCTGCATCATGCCCATGGCGTCCTGCTGCTGGTTTTGCTGCTGCATTGCTGCCATCTTGCCTTTTCGTATGGCGTCGATCTTATCCTGTACCCTGATCACCTTCGCCGGGACGCGGTTGCTGTCCGCCAGAATCTTGCTGGCTTCGTCGAGGTCGAAGTTATCCAGGACATCCGCAGCTTGTCCGGCCGCTATCTGTAGGTTGACCAGCCCTTGCAGTTCAGCCATGAACTTCCGGATTCCGTCTTTCGCAAACCGTTCACGTTGCGCCTGCGCCAGTGGCCCCATGTAGATCGGGTCAAAACGAATGACGACATTCTCGCTGCCGTAGGCCTCAAACAGTTCCGGGGGGGGCTGTGGCATAAGAGATCGGCTGCGCTGGGTTTCTATCCGGTAGACGTCGTCCAAGATGCCATCAAGCGCCGAGTTGAAGCTCCCAAGCTCCGCACCCAGGACAGCAGCCTTTTCGGCCATCAGTTCCGATACTTCGTATGCCGTACGTTGGCCGCCGCTCATCTGTGACAACAGCAGGAAGACATCCAGGTGGAAGCGTTCTTTGATTTGTTCCTGTTTCGCCTTCTCCCGGTCCAGGCCGATAGGGAAATCCTTGCCGGTATTGACAGGTGTGATCCGGTCGCTGGGGTTTTCCATGTAATTCAGGCCGCGCGGCTTCAGCTGTGTCTTGCCCAGGAGATAGGACGGCACGTTATAGGCCGGGTCAACCGCCAGTTGCGCCGCGCCCAGGAGCGTCTTAGCCATCAGGTTCAATCCCTTGATATCGGGCATGGCGAGCGTGGCCGGTGAAAGACCGTAAGGGTCCTTGCCGGTCTTCAAATAGCGCCACACCTGATAGGGGAATTCATCAAAGCCACCTTCCCGGCAGATGTGATTACCCTGCGTCATCAAGTATACTTCGGCATATCGCTTGCTCTTCTTGTCAAGTTTCCGGTCGTCGTATTCCTGGCGCGGAAAGACGGCATGGATTATTTCAAACTCCTGAAAGGGATTAACCTTGTAAGCATTCCGTACAGTTTCAGTGCAACTGCCTTCACCAAACATCTCCACCATCTGTTTCGCACTTAACCTCCGCTTCCGATGCAGGACATCAACCTCTCCGTATTGATTTTCAGCAATGAAGATCTCGCCCGGGTGGACAGCCTCAAACACGACTCGCTCTTTGGCAATATCATCCATGGCGTACATGGCCGCAGTTCCTAAGGTGAGACCGTCATAGATGAACTTCCACATCTCGTCATAGAAGTTGGACCGAAGCAGGGTCATGTACATCCGGAACTCTGTACGGTCCAACCAATCACGGACAGCGGGCAGATGGTTTGCTTCCTGGACGTTCACCTGATACTTGAACCAGGCGAACGCAGGCGAGACATGATAACCGTGAATGCCGGAGGTAGCATTCACAGCGGCATTAACAGCGGTACCGTCATAGATCTTCGACCCCTTCTTTTCACCCTTGGCCAGGTTGCCACGGATATCGTCCCGGTGTGGGCTGACATAGTCCGCGACTTCCTGCATCCGATCGGCGAAGTTGGTTTTGTCGGTTTCCAGTTTGCTCTGCCGACTGGTCACCAACGTTTTCAATTTCTGGTCTTGGATAACAGCCATCATTGACTCCGCTTATAAGCCGGTTACGTGAATCCTGTATGTAACCTTGACAATAAGGGTGGTGTCGTTCCCGGCATTCCCCCCAAATTCTCCATCCCCGGTGTTCTTCAGTTCAAGCGCTCTGGCAACAAAACTGGTTGCTGCCGCACCCGCGATATCGGTCCCGGTGCAGATTGCGATCATGTCCGCATTCTGATCCAGGAAGCCCGTCGTTTCGATGACCGCGGCCGCAGCCAGGTTAGATGTATTGTACTGTACCTGAAGATTGTCGGCAGTCTCCGACAGGACGTTGCTGCCGTAGTTCATGGCGATCACGGCAGATATAAATTCGATCATTGACCCTGCAGCGGGAGCAGCCACCAGCGTCTTAGGTGTTGCTCTGAGGGCCTTGAGTTGGGCATTCGTTATAGTAATGGTGTCTGTTTTCAGGGTAGAGTCGGCTGCACTCCCGGCAGACAATCCCCCCGTCGCCGTTGTGATACCTGTAGTGGCTACAGTGGCCCCGGTAATTGCCCCCGTCACGGCGGCACTGGCCAGAGTGGACGCCCCGAAGGATACTGCGCCATCGGCACCGATAGACCATTTCAGATCGTTGCCGGCGTTGTCATACCCCCGCATGAAGAACCCATTGGCGTCCCCGTCGTCGGTGTACTTAAAATCAATGAATGAGACGTCTGCCGTCAAATCAGCAGTGGTATTGGTAAGGGTGAAATTGGCACCCGCCGAGTTGAGGGTTGAGGTAAAAACGTGTTTGTACCCTGTAAGGGCCGTCGATCCATCCGCAGAGGCAGCGCCAAGAGCCGTTAACGTTGTAGCCGCACCTGCCGCAGTCCAGGATAGAGTTTTGCTGCCATTGGTCTTTAACACCTGACCCGCAGTGCCGTCCGCAGAGGGCATGGTGTATAGCACTCCCCGGATCCCCATCTGGGATGCCAGGAAATAGGGGGCCTTATAAAATCTCGTCGTGTCCTTAAAATCGGTTGCCGAAGCCGGAACCGGGGACAAGACAAGGCCGACGCCCAACGCTACCATGATTAAAATCGAAAATACTTTTTTCATCTTTCAAATCCTCCTTTTAGTTGTACCAAATCGTTATCATTACCGTTCGTGTCCCGCCGAGTCTGTTCTTTATCGTCAGGGGATTCTGCGCCGCAGCCGTCCCGATGCAGACCTTTACGTCGGTGTCGGCATTCACAACCACGTTCGCCGTTCCCCGGATGAGCGCCGCCGTTCCGGTTGAATCAATCTCGAATTCCGCGCTTTCATTGATCACCCCCGACGAAGAAACCTGAATGAACCCATGCGCCGATGCGTTCGCCGTGATCGTCGGAAGGGCAACCGTGCCGTCGTCGGCGACGCTGGAACTCGAAAACCAATAACCAAGAGCCTTTGCAAGATTTGTAATCGATATCTTCTTGCTGGCCCCACCCCCGTCGACCTCAACCAGGAAATCCGATTGCGCCGGAGATGCGTTCTCAGTTATCTCGGATATCTTCTTGTCCGGCATTTTGCTCCCCTAATGCACGTGCTGCGGATATCGACCGCCAATATTCCCCGTTAACGTCCCCATGCGCGGAAGGTTCGGGATATTCTTGTCGTAGGTAATCGTTCCGCCGCCGATCAAACTGATAGTGATGCGATCCCTAATAAGCGCAGAATTGATAAATGTCGGGTTGAGTCGATCCAGCATGATGTACAGTTGGTCTACCATCGTGGCCATGTCGACGGCGCCCGCCTGGGCATCCGACGTGAGAAGGATGATCAGGATGTCTTTGATGGTAACCGTATCCAGCGGAGAGATATTGTATTGATTCAGGATAATGGACAGCGTGTCTTTGAGGGTCATCCGTTCCAAAGGCTGAACATTGTACAGATCCAGTTTGGTCGTGAGGATGTCCCTGATCGTCAGGCGATCCAGGCCGGAAGAGTTGTACGCATCCATCTGGACAGTCGAGATATCCCGGACAGTCGAGGTATCCACCAGACTGGCAACCATCTGATCCAGGATGATACTCACGATATCCCTGACAGTTGACCGGTCGATATTGCTCACGTTAAGGAGGTCCAGTTGCAACGTGAAGAGATCTCGCACGGTGGAGGTATCGCTGGACTGGCGCACGATCATGTCCAACGATATCGTAATGACATCCTTGATCGTCGCGGTATCGACGCCAGCCGCGTTCATAGCATCGTACATGATGGTTACGACGTCCCGGACGGTTGCCGAATCCACCTTGAAAGGGACATATGCATCGAGAATGATGCTCACCACATCCTTGATGGTCGCGCGGTCCTCGCAACCGGCGATATATTCCTGCATCTGGACGGTTGCACCATCTCGCGTTGTCGCCCGGTCGGCCGGCGCGACATTGAAAGCATCGAGGATAAGGGTGATGGTATCCCGGATCGTCGCGGTGTCGGTGTCCGAAGAGACGATCTTGTCCAGCATCAGAGAGACGATGTCCCGGACCGTGGCTTTATCAACAGGGACAGGACACAGGATATCCAACAGGATGGTCAGGATGTCCTTGACGGTGATCCGTTCGACCCGGCCCGTCCCTTCCAGGTAGAACTTGGATCCGTCTTCCTGGAGGATATAGGTGTCGTCTTCATTCTTCAGATAGTAGCCTGGATCCGCGTCGATGTATATGTCGACAATCGAGATGACAAGCGCCATGATGGCAGTGTCTTTCATGGTCGCCTGCTCAGTCTTTGACGATCCCAGGAAATCCAGCATGACTGTTATCGATTCTGTGATCGTCGCGGCTTCCGTGTCGGAAACATTCAGCTTATCAAGGATGAGCGTTGCGATGTCCCGCGCCGTCGCCGTGTCAGTGTCATAAAGCAGCATGATATCCAGCAGGATGCTCACCATATCATTGATGGTCGCGTTATCGGATTTACTGACGCTTCTCGGTGTAGTGGTCATCTCACGTACTCCGCTGCTCCTGTTACGTCCTGGATGTGGATCTTCAAAACTCCCGGGTCATCCCGGATGACATCGTCAAATCTGCAACCCAGCTCTTTCAGCGATTCATAATTTGTTTCATGCCCTGCATGACAATACCGGGGACGTGTGGTGAATATCTTGCACTTTCCGTCTTCGTTTAGCTCCGGACAGGGGTGATAAAAGAAAGCGACTCCCTTCACCATCCTTCCGCCCCTAATCTTCAGAAACGTCATGTCGTAGTCCGCCAGAAATGGATGAAAGGTCAGCCATTTACAGCACTCTCCGCATGCCTTGCACGATCCCATCATTTCACCTTGGCGTACTGCAACTCTTCCCCGTTCATCGGGTACTGGACCCCGCTCATATCGATATGACGGCAGAAAATCTTGGTGTCACACAGGACAGGCCATTTTTTCTTTTGGATATCCGGCCAGCCCGCGCGTTCGTACACCCTCTCTGCCTTCAATCGCTTGTAAAAGAAGATGTCTTCGGTCCCGCCTTCAGACGCCCAATTCTGCTTCTCCGCATCGAAGAAGACCTTATGCGGCGTCTCAAATACCCGGCGGACCTTCTGAGAGCCCAGCTTGTACTCTTCGCTATCCTTGTAGATAACCTCAAGGATTGACCGATGGATGAGGTTACAGCCCAGCCCCATCGACGATACCCACACTTCATCGCCCATCTTCCAATCGATGAAGTATCCAGACCCAAACTCACGGTAAAGAAGCGGCTCAGCCGGGCAAGATCGCGTAAAGTACAGGCCGCCCAGGACGGGAACGGTCCCCTTCATCATCCATTGATTCAGCCGCGAGAACGTATCGAACGGCATCACGACATCGTGGTCAATGAAGAACAGCCATTCAAACTTTCCCTTGATGAACGCATCGACGGCAGTATTCCGCGCATCCGCGACCAGGTACCCCATGGGACTGTATTGATCCATCCACTGGATGATATCCACCTGGGACCAGTTTGTTGGGATTCCCTGGCCGTAGCGCGCCAGCATCCACTCGGCCCTCACGACTCCGGTCAGGGGAATCGATATGAGGATCCGCTTCCCACTCTCCACCTGGGCCTTCACGATGGTTGAGTTTCTTTTGAGCAGTTTCATCTCTTGGCCCCCCCCTTCGATCGCGTCACTGTCAGCGTTCTTGCCACTGGAGGTGCCTTCTTCTTGAGAACTCCGATCCCGCCCCACTGATCCCCCGTAGAATCAACAAAATCCCATGTCTCATTCTCCCGCTTTAGCTCATTCCACAGCCGGTCCACCTTGCATCCGGGATGGGTTTTGGAATGATCTACAATGTCGTGGAAGATGATCAGCCCGTCCGTCCCGACCAGGGGAGAGTACATCTCCCAATCCTTCCTTACACCTTCATAACTATGATCTCCATCGATGAACAGGAGATCCAGTTCCCCGGAACCGATAATCTTCTTCACGCGCGCCAGGGTAGCCGGCTTGTGCGAATCCTGCCGGATGAAATGGAGTTTCTGTTTGTCCTTCCCGTACGCACTTAGCCGCTCGACATCCCCCTCGGTTTCCGTGAACCCTCTGGCTCCAAAGTTCCCACCGGGCATATCCAGGCTGATCACGTTTGCGGTCGACGCGGCGATCTGGCAAAGAGCATAGAACATCCCGCCCATGGCCGTTCCTATTTCCAGGACGTTTTTGAAGGCAACCCCTCTGAGGAATTCCAGCAGCAATTCCACTTCCTTGGGTTTCTGCAGCGCGCCCAGCATGACCACCTTGTGGCTCATGTCCAACGCCTGGGACGATTCGATTGACCGCTTACTCAGGACCGCTTCGATATTGCCGCTGTAGCTCCAGGAGGCAAATTCAATCTTCCAGGGTTTCGGTTCATGCTGGCGATAGAGGGTATAATTCGGGTCCAGATGCTGAAACGTCGCTTCATTTATGTAGGTGATATGCGTCGGGTCATTGAAAAATCCCTGGCTGTTCGCAAAGGGCGCCGACACGGCCAACTGGCCTCCTGGTAGGAGCAGGCGCCACATTTCATTAAACCAATCAAAGACCAGCCATGGCTTGATATGCTCGACGACATGAGCAGCCTTTATGGTAAGGCACGATTCTGCGGGGAATGGGTAAGGGAAGACCTCCAGGTCATGGACCACGTCCACACCGGGGAAGTGCTTCCCGGATATCCCGGTGAAGTTCGATTCTTTCCGGTCCCTGCAACCGACATCCAGCAGCATTCCCTTTTTAATTTGCCCCATGAACCACTCCTCTCCCCCGTTGGGAATTGTTCCGGTCCACCACCATGCCCATCTCCTTGACCATTTGGATCATCGATGGCACCAGGCACTCCACATGAGTGTAGAGGACGCCGTCCTTGACGATGCCGATCATTACCTCGACATCTTCTCCTTCTTCCTTCTTGATCCGCCTTGCCCAATCCTTTACATCGACCTTCATAGAGTTCCTTTCCGGTTAAGATGCGGAGGCGATGAACACGACGTCATAGGTCAGGTTGATTGCCTGGTTGGATGCTACGCTGGACGAGGCGTATGTCCCGCCGCAGAAGAACCCGACGCCCGTTGTCGCTACCAGACCGACGTTGCTGATGTTCGCCGTACTGGTGCCAGATGCCCAGGTCGCAAGGAATCTCGCCGTATCGCCATCGGATGAAGCCGCTCTCGTGATAAAGGTCTTGGAGACGGTCTTGTAAAGCGACGTACTCTGTCCATTCGGGATGATCGTGGCATTCGTTGCCACCAGGGACCCGGACCCAAGCGCCGCCATGCCGATGATCGATGACCCGGCCGACGCTGCGAAGACATACGTCAGGTAGTTCGTCAATCCGCCAGAGACGATCAGATTGTGCTGGTAACCGCTATCTCCCACGATCGTGCCGTCCTCATTGACGATAGCCACCCGGAAGAATCCATGCATCCCGACGCTTACCGTTGGATGGCCACCCTTACTTCTTAACCTGCTTGCCCTTTTCATGTTTTCCTCCTTGTTTTTTACCAGCCCCAGACCCGGATCGCTGCCGTACCGCCCGTTGACTTCAGGTAAATGCTCGCCGCGCTCCCGACGTTAATCGTAATCGATTCCCCGGCGCTCAGATCTCCATGAAGCGTCGCGCCGTCGAACGAGAACTGCACCGGATCGCTGGCATGGGTATTTTGAATCGTCAATGTATGGCACTCACCGCCGAACACCTTCTCCACATAGAGATTCGTCGAGGCATAGGCCGTGTAAAACTTGATCTGGCCGCCAACAACGATGATGCTTCTCGGTGACTCAGCGAATCCCATATCAAACCTCTTTCCCGCATTCCTGGCAAACGTAGTGCGGACGGATAACCTCCACAATCGTCTCCCGGAACATGGGCTTATCAACGATCACCTGCCGTTCGACGATCACCGGCTTGTCCACTGTCACCTCAACCTCGGTGATCTTCTCGACCGGGACCAGGGTCACTTTCTCAACCCGGACCTCCACCTCGACATACTTCGGGACTTTCACGATCTTCTCGGCGAAGACAGGCACCTCGATGATCTTTTCAACCTCGACGATGTTGACTTTCTCGACGGTCACGGTTTTCGTGACGTACTTCGGGACCTCGACGGTCTTGTCAACGTAAACCGGGCGATCAATGACAACATCCCTGTACACCGGCCTATCAACGAACACTTCTCGATCAACAATAATGGGATTGATTATCTCCCGGTCAACAAACACCGGGTTGACGATCTCCCGCTCGATCTGCCTGACATTCTCCTTCACCTTGACATCCTGCCCGGTATCGAATCCCATTTTACAGTTCCTCCTGATAAATTGATCTCAGGGTTAAAACCGTCGCGGCGACGTTCCCCTCGACGACCTTGTACCGGATGTAGGGAGCGAAGACAGGCGAGTAGGAAATCCATTTCCCGGTGGTCACTGTGATGGCCGCGCCAACCGAACCAACCGCACTGCCGGCAGCATCGACCGGATCAAAGAAGTTTGTCCCGTCATAGGACACCTGCTGGGTTATCGTTACTGAACCCGCCGTGGATATCAGATGAACGGACGCGGTCCCGGTACACTTGTGAAACGGCTGGGCGGCTGTGTATTCAGTTGCCGCCTTTGCAACGTCCTTCAGTTTCGCCCCTATGAATAATTGCAATCCACGCCTGCTCATTTTATCCTCCCAGAAGTGTTTTCTTTGTCCCCGGATCTTCAAGGCCAAGACCGGAAGTCAGTATCGTTGAACTTCTGCCCTTTCGTAACCTGGCCAGTGCCCGCTCTTTTTCCATTGCCGCCTGAACCTCCGCGTTGCTCGCTTTCGGAGTTTCCGTCGCAGGCGCCACGTATCCACCACCACCGCCACACATTTCAGATCACCTCCATCATCAAACTGGTTCCGGTTTTCTTGAATCCCAGGATCTCGTACAACTTCACCGCGGCATCGTTGTCGATTCCTGCCGTCACCCCGACGCTGATCAGTTTCGCGCCCCTCGACTTCGCCCAGGTGATGAACGCTGTCACCAGCCGCACCGCAACAAACCCCCGATAATCAGGATGAACGTACAGCGCCAGGTCGGCGGCCATGAGATCACGGGAGAACGTGGGCTGATAAACCACTCCGGCCATGACGCCAACAACCTTTCCGCCCGTTTCTTCGTACAGCATAGCGAACCCGCTCTGGATCGTCTGCCGTGCAACCTCTTCGACACGGTCAAGCGAGAACTCAAGCTCCTGATAGTTCGAGCTCTCCTCGTACATCTGCGTCAGGAGATCGACCACTACGTCCATGTCTGATTCGGTCATTGGTCTAAGCATGGTAGGGCACCTGATAGCGGACAAACTCGTAATCACGATCTTCCCTCAGGACTAATTTTTCCTCTGCCCTGAGGTATAGTTGCCGCCCTCGGTTAGTGGACACATTCATTATTTCGCCGATTTCCTTGAATTTCTTCCCCTCTTGCCTCAAGCTGTGGGCGAGTAATTGCCGACCATTAAGGGACCTATGCTTAATGTAGGTTGAAATAGGCTTCTCTGTTTTGCATTTACTGCAAATTTTACTGTTCATCATTAACTCCCGCTAACTGTCAAATGGCGACCAATCTTCAGCCTGGTCCATGTTCTTTCTCTTGCCTCTGGTCGTTACCTTCTGGTTAACCGGATAGGCAAAGGACAGCGCCAGCGCGTCAGCTCTATTCGGCGACTGTACTTTCCGTTTCTTCATATCTTTTTTGGATTCGATCTGGATCTTCCCATCAAGGCGCGGAACTGTTTCCGGACCGATCAGGTCATTGTAAAGCACCTGGTCATTCGGGATAGCGCCGCCCTGCTTCAACCAATCGCGCATCAGTTTCCACATCTCCGCGCGTTTGTTCAGACATCCCTTGTCCATTGACTCTTCGGCAAACCAGACGAGGCGCCAATGATCACGACGCATCACCTTCCCCGCGCTAACGACCCCTGTCCCATATCCTGCATCAATGAAAACAGCGTCTGCAGCGTGCTCATCTTCGAGATTTGCCAGGAGTGTGGCCACGGTGATATCGTTATCGTTCTTGGCAATGGTCCGAAGCACCTGGAACACCAGCCCTTGACGCATGCCAATGACGAGCTCGTCATCACCTTCCCAGGCGGGATCACAAGTGAGGATCTTCGGTGCAAACTGATATTGCTCAGGCCTGATTGATTTACCGAAAGCATTGTCCACATCAACCACGGAGATAAACTGCTTGACGGACATGGATGGAAACATCCCACGAACACGAACCTTGACAAAATCGCTGTCAATTCCGTAGTCGTCAATCCATTCCTGTATCTTAGCCTTATTGGCGATCTTGCATTCCCTGGAGTCGATCTGCCTGGTAATCCATCGATGACGAAAACGCCCAAAGCATTCCTTGAAGCGGCCGGTGTTGCGTGTCGGGTTTCCAAAAGCAGCCCAAATCACTTCGGTGTCGCTGTCCAGCATGGCGCCTTCAGTTACTTCCCAGATGATGTCGTGGATCGCGCTGGCCTCATCAAAAAGGATCACCAACCGCTTGCCCTCGTTATGCAATCCAGCAAATGCTTCGGTGTTATGCTCCGACCAGGGGACTGAATCAATACGCCAGGTCTTTTCATGGAGTTTGTCTGTTGAAAATATTGCCGTTGCGGTTACGTTGAACCAATGGCGATTGATTGAAAGCCGGTGCCACTTGGCCAGCTCGGGCCAGGTCTTGGTCCGCAGCTGGCTTTCAGTGTTGGCCGTTACAACCCCGCGCGTATCTTCCCTGGTGCTCATCGCCCAGAGAATCAGCCAGGCGACCAGGGCGGACTTTCCAATGTCGTGGCCAGAAGCAATAGCGACCTGTATGGCTTTGTTTATATCGATGAGGCCATCAGCCACAGCTTGCAAAATGTCTTTTTGCCACACATCCGGACCGTCATGTTTCGCGAGCTCACCAGATCCCCAGGCAAAAGCATAAAGCACAAACCCCAGCGGATCATGAGAAAGCCCCTCGATGTCGGCTATGAGTTGTACTTCAGGATCAATCTTCTGCGCTGCATCCGGCATTTGTTCTGCGCTCCCGGGCCTCTCTGATTTTATCGGCGAGGGTTTCGTTTAGAGTTATATCTACTTTTTCAGCAGGGTAGGCATTATCCAGTTTCTGTGCGTCCATCCTGGCTCGTTGCCTGGTTCCCCAATCCGTCTCATCCCAGGTGATCACTGATTCACCGTCGCTGTAATCGCGCTGGCCCTCGTCCATGCTGACGATTACGCCAGTTACCGCCATAACCTTCACGCCCCTTGGTAGTGCGCTCTTCGAGATTGCGCCTTTGACCTTCAGGGTCTTAGAGGTTTTGGCTTTGGATTCGGCTTTGAGCTGTTTGGCCCAATACAGCGGAGTTAGCCCCAGAGATGCGCGGGCCTCGGTGTGCGGTGAAATCAAATTGCGGATCATGTCGTCAGTGGTTACGGGCATATAATCCCTCGTTGGTGGGATTATAGGGACTTGTAAAATCCTGTCAAACTGACGTTATAAGGTGACATGGAGAGGTGACGTGGAGAGGTGACGCTATAGAGTGACAAAATAAATTATTTTTAAAAAGTTTCGCCCCGCCCAGATTGTTGAATTAAAAAGGCTTTTACTAAAGAGGGAAAAAAGAACATTGCTTTATACTTTACGCCCGCGGTGTTTTTTCGGTACGTGTAACTGATCGCTCCCGCCTCCCGGAGCGCCGCTTTTCTCCGCATACAGGCACGGGGTGATTTCCCGACAAGTTCAGCCAGTTTGCACCATCCGAATTGAGCAGTTTCTTCGGCCATCTCACTTCCCCCTTGGTTGTCAAGACATTACCTTTTCTTCCGGTAATCCTGCATATTTATCTTAATTATCTTCATTCCGCTAATTCTCGACGCCACCCTTGCCCCGAGAATTAACTCTAGCTCCTGAGGGGTGAGGTTG